GCTGAACCGCCATTTACGGCAGCGGCTAGTAAGAAATTCCTAGTGGTCATATTAATTTTTGACCTATTCTCTAGATAGCGGAAGACAGAGTCATCCGTTGGTGTTTTAGCAACCTGATTTAGGTATACAAAAAAAGGTGATTCTTCGGGAGCTAGTTCAGCAACTCTATCACTAAAATCGTATAACCGTCTTCTATCAGGAGCTTGTCCCACACCAGCGCTAGTAGCGGCTGCTGTGATGTCACTAGAGAGTTTTATTCCTTGTGTAACAGACATTTTATTTCTCCGTTAGTTTATTTTAGAGTAATCTTCCAGCGTTGCCTGCTTGTAAAATCCTATCCCAAGAAACATCTAATTCGCTTTTTTTCTGTGGGTCTCCACCTTGGAGAACTCCAGCAGACTTGGGCATTGACTGAACATTTTTTACAGCTTCTAAATTTTCAGAATCTATTGGTTGTGGATTGTCTTTATTTTTATACTGTCTAAATACATTAATCAAAAAGTCAACAGGTAGTTGTTCTCTTGGATTTGTAGCAAACTGAATAAAGTCTTCCATTTCATTATCATCTGTAATGCCGTAATTTTGTCTCAATTCATTTTTCAGATTTTGCATAGCAACCTGACTTTGGATTCCAGACATCTGTTCTGAAACAGCTTCTTGAACCAAAGCTTTTTCCTGAGCCACTCGTAATTTATACGACGGTGATTCAGGCTTATAATAGGCTTCCCAAGGGTCAAAAGAGGCTTCATCAATACCTTCTGGTGCAGATGAACTCTCATTGTTTTGTTGAGCAGGCTTACCTTCCAATTTCTCTTGAATCGCCTGAACTACATCAGGTCTAGATTCTAAAACAGATTGTAACTGTTTTAATGGTTCTAAGGAGTTAACTTGCTTTTGCAATGAATCGTACTCAGATTTCTGCTTATCATACATAGATTGAAACTTTTTAGTTTCATTCTCCCAATCAGTAGCATACTCAACTTGTTCTTCATTGCCTTCTGCTGTAATTTCGCTAGGAACTCTTTTTGTTCCTTCGCCTTGAGATTCTATGTTTTCATCAACTGAAATCTCATTACTGACCACTTCCACGTCTGGCATTGATATATCCAGACCTTTTCGGTCATCAGCTAACTTATCCTCGTAAGTTTTACCTTTTTGCTCTTGTGTTGTTTGGCTTTCCATGTTTCCTTTCCGAATCTTCTTACTCTAAAGTGGACTCTACCTTTCGATATTCCTAGGTAAGACTTGACTCTTTTTAATGTTAACCTTCAACGCCTTCTTCTGTATCCGTGCCTTCGTTGGCATTGCTTCCATATCTGGACTGTAAATCTGCTTTATCAATTATATTCTCCATCTTGTTGAGATTTTTTCTTTCCTTATCTTTAATTTGATTAAGGGCTGTATCAAGATTAGTCTTGAATTTCTGAGTGATGGTTTGCTTTCTAGCGTTTATCATTTCACGCTCAGAAGTTTGTAAATCACCACTTAGTTTCTTAACCTCAGATTCTAGTTGTTTAATATAACCTTGCATTTGTTGCATAGCACCTTTACGTTGCAATACGCCTTCTTTGTCGTAGATTTCTGTTTTCTTTAAAACCTCGACATCATCTACCAAGCCCAATTTATACGCATCTAAATACATATTGTACTCAGCCATCCTATTTGATGGTAGCGTTGAGCCTGATATTATCCGAATATCGTGCTGTCCTAATGTGATATCGTTTTCAATAGTCATTAGTTCATTCGTCTTATCGTCATACATTCTATTGTTTATTGTAAACTCTGTAATATCATTATTAGGTTGCACAATTCTAAAAGTCTTTTTAAACTTGTAATGTCCTTTGGAAAAGTTATAAACAACTTTACCAAGTATATCCAAGCTTCCTTCGATGTCTCTCAATTTTGAGCGACCTCTACTCTCTCCCATTTCTTGTAATAAGTAAGTACCTCTAACTGTATCTGGAGCACCAGATTTAAAGCCTTGCATAAGCTCTGAGATACCAAAATTTAAATCTATATAAAACTCTACTCTCGAAATTAAATTGTAAAATTCAGAAGCCAATGGTTGTGGTGCTGGGTAATGAGGTTCTCCAAACTCTGGATTATACTCAATAACAGCATTTGGATTAGCCCAATCTCTTTCGAGCTGACCTATATCATCCACGCTTCCTTCTGGGACTAACAGCTTTAATCCAGCAGAAGCCTGAGCATGACTCAATGTTAATGAGAATAACTTATTAATTAATCTCTGCGAGTCTTTTACTTTTGTTACATCAGACTTTGGATATGGAGTGTTAGTCCAAATATTTGGGACTGGAACGATAGGATATATGTCGGTGTTTAGAACTTGTTCATAAAGAAGAACTTGACCGACTGTAGCTACGTGGCGAATACGTGTCTGCAGAACTTCAACCGCTTCTACCAGTCCCGATTCTAAAAGATGACCATTGTCCTGAGCTATGCCCTGGAAAGTATCAAGGTCAACTATTTTCTCTTCTTGTGTCTCTCTGTTGAATATCCTATAAAAAGGAACTTTAATTTTTTCAAATCTCTCTAATATCCTGTACTTTTCATAGCCACCTCTATCGTAATCTTTTGTAACATCAGGTGTAAATGACGCTGATGAATTTTTACGTTTTGATGCTGGATAGTCTTCCTCGTCACTAGATGAATCTATACTATCAATTATTTCAGAAAGTTGTGGATATAGACCAAGTAATTGGTCTCTTGTAAGTATTGTAGATAAAATCATAGCAGATGAGTCTGCATAATATCTATCTCTTGAGGCTGGGTCTACGTATATTCTAAAAGGATTGATATGGGTAATTTTAACATCACCTCTACCATAATCAGATTCTGGGTCAAGGTATACGTAAAAGTAACCTAGACCAGCTACTGAATAATCGTGAACTATTTGTTTAAAATGAGTGTTGCAGTCTGATACATCCCAAACATACTCTAGTATTGTTCTCCAAACATTAGCAAGTTTGTAATCAGAATCTTCTCTAGCTACTGCTGAGAATTTTGGATTACGAGAAGTAAGAAGAGATTTTAGTTTGTCAACAGCAGCATAAACCCTGTCAATAATAAAATCGCCTTGCCCCACTGATTGAAGCATATCTGACTCTTCTGAAGAATAATGATTCCCCAAAGAGAAGTCTATAGCATCTCGTGCTTCTACTTCCCAGTCAGACCTGGCATCTCTCCACCTTCTCCATAAATCTCTATTCTTTTGAGCTTCGTCGTTCTCTGCAAAAGTTTCTACGTAGTTAATAGTCGAACTCCTTAAATATATATATACTATATAATATAATGTAAAACACCTAAAAAGTCAAGTGTTTTTTTTAAATTCTTTGTCCTGTAATCCAACTTCTTATTGAGGACTTCTTTTTACTTTTTTTATTCTCGCTATTTTCAAGGTCAAAATTAGCAGCATCAAAGCTTTTACTTAATGGTGCTCTAGCGTTTGTTATTGAATACCAAAGACCATCAAGAAGGTCATCGTGCTTTCCTTTTGGAAAGTGAAACATTTCATCTATAAGTTCTTGATGGTTCTTTTTTATATAAAGCTTTCCACGGTTTACAATAGGGCATAATGATGATTCTATTCTATCTTCTTTTTTTATTCCTTGTGGTGGTCTAACGCCTCTAGCTATGCCAGGAGCCATTTTTCTATCATATCCGCTAATTTGATTAACAGAATCTTTTATAATTCCCTGTGCTCCAACATGCTCTACGTTTACTCTCCTTATAGGAGAGTAAAGCTTAGCTAGTTCAAAAATCTTTTGTGGCATCTCATAAAGCGGTAAGTGTTCATGGTAGTAATCAATCACGTAAAAGTTTTTATCGCTGTCAACTGCAGTAACCATAATTACTTGATAATCGTTATGAGCATTTGACTCATAAGCTAGGTCTACACCCATATAAACATTAACAGGTATTACTGTTTCATTCCCCTTAAGATAACATTGACTCGAATTGCTAACAAGTTCATAGTCGTGATGTTGTATCTTATCTATTTTAAATTTAGCAGTAGCCAAGTCTCTAGCATCATTCATATATTCTTGTGCGAACTTATGCAGCTGACCTACATTTTCATAGTCTCTTCGTATTTGATTTATTTTATTTTTATTAAAATAAGACTCCCAAAGAGGCTTTCCGTCTTCTAATACTCTATGAAATATAACATCCCATGTGTATTCTTCTTTTTTATCTTTAGCTTCGAGGTATCCATCGTATATAGCCTGTAATGCTGAATCGTAATGTACGATAGTGCCAATTAACCAAATAGAGCCCTCGTTGCCTTTTGATTCTTCTAAAGACGGATAGACAGTAGACATCAACCATTCTTTTATCTCACGTCTTCTGTCTGGGGTTTTTGTATTTAATTCTGATTCAAAGTCATCAAGAATAATTTTTGTATATCTAGTACCAAGTTCAGACCTACCACGCAGTCTTTGACTAGTACCTTTTGCTATAATTCTATCACCACGACTAGTGGTTATTTCTTTTTCAGTCCACTTGTCACCAACCATATCTCCAAAGTAATAGTTCAATGCGTTGTTATATTCCATATGGTTTTTAATATATTTCAAATGGTCTACAGCTTGACCCTGTTCTTCAGATACCCAAGCTGCAAATTCTTTTTTTCCCTGTGGATTAAAATATATTTTATGCAGCAGCGCTGCTTTAGCCATTGTAGACTTAGAATGACCACGAGGAAGCACAATACACATTTTCCTTGATTTTGGGTCTAAAAGTTTTTTACCTACTTCATAATGAAATGGAGCTGGAGATGACTTCATAAAATCATCTGGTAAAAACAACTGACCAAATGCAATTAAGTCATTTGCAACAATGCCAAGTACTCGGTCTTTTTCTTTCTGACCACCTGAGTTTATGTTAAAATTATCTATCGTACCAATCTCCACTTTGGATTACTTCAAAAGATTTACTTCTTTGCATCATTTCATTGCCAGCTACATACACCCATGCTTTTTGTTTTGTTCCATCTTCCATGTCAATATCTGTTTTTACTCTTTTATACAAACCAGAAGCAACACCCTCGTACATATCGTACCTCATTAACTGCTCTTCTGTAACATCTCTAACCTCAACTACGGTACCACTTCCTTTTGAGTTTTGTATTATTGCTGGAAACGTCTGATGTCCTGGATATACTAAAGACGTTCTTTTAAGTTTTCCCATATCTCCATCACCACGTCTTAATGTTCCATAAACAGCTATCTTATCTTTTTGTTTATTTATCATGATAGTGCAATTTGCCTAGGTATTCCTAAATGTTCAACGCTATGGTCATGACTGTATACCGTCATACAATAAATACATTGAGCAAAAAATTGATTTACGTCAATATCATGAATAATAATAGCATTAGTCATTAACTCTGTGTGACAGAAATGACACTCTCTACACTTCAACTTCTCTTTCAACCGACGCAAGTTCCTTGACATTACCACCCCCTATGGCATCTAACTGTTCTTTTGTAAAACCTTGAAACACCGCAACAGATTCTGTTTTCTTTTCTGTGTCCATCATGCCGCTAATCTGCATTAAAGTTTTTAACGCTTGTATTTTATCTCTATCATTAGAATCTCTTTTGTCAACAATATCTCTCATCTGCTCTAAAAGATACAATGGAGTTATATCTGCATCGCTTAATACTCTATCTATTTCTTCTCTAATCATATTTTGAATCCTTTTAGCCTTCATTAATATTTTGGCTTGACCCTCAGCGTACGACTTATTATTCGTTGGAAATGCTTTTACAAAAGCGTCTACTACATCCTCCCCTTTTGCTACGTACTGAGCAAAAAGGAATTCTCTTTGCGTGGTCTTTTTCTTTTCGACCTTGTGTTCATAGACACTAGTGTCAGTCAAGCCAAAAGAATAAAGGTTTCTTCTAGGTTCACCTTCCATTTTAATATTATCACCGCATATAAACGTTCCGAGAGGAACCCTAATGTAATAGTTTTTTTGCTTACTACCTGCTCTTCTGAGCATTGTCCCACGTTTCAAAACCTCACAAACTTGTCCGTCGTCTGAAACTACCCAGCTACCTTCGGTGCCTTCCCTCCAATTATTAACTAATAACAAATTAGGGTTATCCTTTCGAAACTCATCTATACTACTATATATCGGATGATTAATTTTATTTATTTTTCTAGTTATCATATTATAATATAATCAAAAAGTGTACAAAAGTCAAGTTATCTCGAAACAGAACGTTTTGTAATTTCTTTATTGCTTTGACTATTTTTACTTCTAATGTATGGAGAATGACAGCTTTTGCAGCTGTATAATCTATACCTACTACTACCAGTATAGTAAAACTTTTTAGTAGCTTTTAGCTGCGTGCTTCCACAAACAGTGCAGCAATCATCATCAATCATTACAGCTATATTAGGATGTGATTTCATATATGGTCTTAATTTCAAATACATATCTTCAAGACCTACAACATCACCACGATTATATTCTTCCATTCTGTTTAATGCTTCTTGTTTTCCACTCATACAATCAATCCATAATTGAAACTCTGTATCTAGCTTTTCTTCTAACTTTAAAAATTTAGTTATAAAGTCTTGCTTGTGAGAAGAGAACGCAAATTCTTTTCTTGCTTGTTTTAGTGTGTCTATAGTTTTAAATGGTAGAGGTGCTTTTATATCATTAGCTATAAATCTAGCATTTATTTTTCTAAGGTCAAACCTATCTCCATTATGAGCTATGATAATATCTGCTTCGTTTAGTAACTTCCAGACAGACTTCATGATACGCTTATCATTTCTAGCTCTAGCTTCTCTAGGTGTCAACACGTCACTCATCACTTCGCCATCATACAACCACTTAGCTGACCAACTTAGTAGATGCCAATCCATCATTGCACCATTTTTATTTTTCATAATTGCGTGATGACCAACATATTGTTTTCCAAGACTCCAAGTCCACACACCCATAGGAGTGGTCTCAATATCTAGAATTAATATTTTTGGTAAATCAATGTTACTGTAATTGCTTAAAGGTTTTTTTATATTTAAGGTTTCTAGTTTTCTGGCTACAGACTTATAAGTTCTTCTATATCCAGATTTTTTTAGATAACCTCTAATTTGTTCTATTGTCTTTGTTCCGTCTCTATACAGGTTTAAGACACTAAGCTCTTCTTGTTTCCATTTCATAATTACTTCCGATTAAATAGTAGTTTAAGTAGTATTTTAATTATTACAGCTTCTAGTCTAAGCTTGATTGTTTTTATCAACCCCACTTATCTTCTGCCACTAGCTGCGCTATAATTCCATATATAGACAAATCAACAAATGCATCCATATATGTTTCTTGTGTAACTGCGTTACGACCTTTGTTCTTGATAATAATAGTTTTTAATCTATTAATCTTATCATTCATGCGAACAACCAAAGCAGTCAAAGATACCATGCGACCTTCTTCGGTACTGATATCTTCTCCTAGAGTTATGTTGTCGCTTCCGTAATCATGCTGTTTTCGACAAAAGAGCCTGTACTCTTCATCTAGTATCTCTTTGAATCTTTTCGCCATTTCAGGATACCTAGTTTCTATATAATCTATTACTTCTATGTCCTTCATATTTTCTCTCTATTTAGGGATTGAAGGTACAACTACCATATCAAAGTAGTCGCACCCTTGATTGATAATACAATCTTTGCCTGCAAGTTTTGAATCGACACGAATCTTTAAAACATTACCGTCAGTACGCATCATGCAGCCAAGGCATTCACCACTGTTCCAGTTTGCACAATACTCACGTGCATCGTTTTTTCCGTAATTTTTCATATAAACAATATACAACAAACTAGTATGTTTTGCAAGTATTTATTTTTTTTAATTATTTTACTTGACAAAGTGTTGTTTTTTACTTATATTGTAACTACGTAGGGGCTTAAATATTCTTAAATATATTAACTATTCTTAACTAAAGAAAAAAGATATTACTACGTAATATCCAAAAAGAAAAGAAAATTTTTACAAAAATATTTTGGGATATGAATAAAAGCTACCTCATAGAAAAAAATACTAAATTTTAAAAAAGGTTCTTGTTTTTAAGATTTATTATTTGTAAGTTATAACGTTGGAAATGTTACATAAAAGGCAAACACATGAAAAAAATACTCTTTGTAGTGGTAATCCTATCAACACTGCTCTTTGCAGCACTACCAGGCTTCACAGTAATTAAGGATATTACTGGAAAAAAACATATTTATTACAAATTAGAATACAATAAAGAAAACTATTGCGAGATACACGAAAAACATGAGCTCGTAGAACTCCGAAAACGACTAGAAAAACACAATATTGGTACTTATCCTCGAAGAAAACAAAAAACGAAGGATTTGAGGGTAATTTGAGCCAAATAAGACTATATCTATATTCGAACTGTACCCCAGATTCTATAGATACACATACCAGTAGTAAAAAATAGGGTAAAATTGTGTGTGAGTCTTTTTTATGGTTTGCACCACCCCCCTATGCCTAGTTGTAAAATCTAGTTTACGTTAAAAAAACTAAAGTTAAGGTGCTACGCTCAGAAAGTTTATGACATGGCTCGATTTTTTTTTCGAGACGAGATTTTTTTGGAGACGAGAGAGGAAGGGAGACAGCCCCTCGCATAAGACGAGAGGCTGTCCGAGAGTGGAAGGGGGTTACTTGGAGACTGCTCCATTTATACGGATAACAACCTTCTCTTTATTTAGAGTCATAGGGAATTGCGTTCCGTGATTATTGATAAGATAAAATAGAGCTTCTTCTCCTTTAGTCATATCAACTTTAGCTTTAGGATTATCCTCTAGCTTGTTCAACTCCTCTTGAACTTTAGCGTTGAACTGCTCAACAATAGACCCTCTATCAATCGTAACATCTGAGAGGTCGTACATCTCCTCGCCATAGGCTTTTTTCATTCCCTTGTTTATCACTTGGTACTCGGTGTATTTACTCTGTTTGATTTTACCAGTGATTTTTACTAGTTCTAACTTCATGTCATTCTCCTTTTCTTTTTTTTTAGTGTTTGACATTACTCTATATTAATGATTTCCAATAACTTATGCAAGAACTTTTTTCATTATCTTGTATATTTTTTAAGCCTCTCCAATTCTCACATTCAGAGACACATCCACAGCGAGACAATAAACAATCCGAGACATCTCACATTATAGAGAAATATAGAAATATAGAAATCCTACCCCATAGAAATATATAGAAATATAGGAATATCGCAGCTCTCAAGTTGGCTATTGCCTCTCTCATTATTTATTCGTAACTTGTAAACAAGTATAATGGGATATTTATATCATAGACAAATTAACATGGAGACAATCTTATGACGAGACAAGAGCTACAAGATAGACGGCTCAAGCTACATAAACAAATAGATTCTCTAGAGCGTGAGATACACGAGATAGAGAATGAGATAGCGAACCTTCCGTCTAACTTAGAACACTTCGAGATGGAGAAGTCAGGTCGTGAATGGATACTCTATACACCAGTAAAAAACCTAGAGCTAAGGATGGGTTCTCTACAAGAACTAGTCTCTCAGTTCATGGACTTCAGAGAGTATTTCTATAAGAATGATGTTGGTGTAGAGCTATACGACCGAGACAAAAAGATACTAGTAAAAGAATTTTTCAGAGTAATACAATACCTAGAGGATATTGTACCTGATAGAGAGACATCATACAAGAGACAGCGTAGATGGAGACACTATGGTGTAGAGAGACCGAAGCCAACCAAGAAACAAAACCCTATAACTATGAGACCAATTCTCAGAGAGGAGAAAACATGGTAGACATAAATAAATACGAACGAATTGCTAAAGAGATTTCAAAGATAAGAGAGCTTGAATCGCAAACTAGACAATCTGAGGGAATAGATTTAAATATAAAATACATTTCCCCACTCTCGGATTACCCCATCGAGACAAAAACTGGAGAAGCAAAGATAAAAGGAGACGTAGTATTTTCTGCGTGGAAAAACTACTGTAGAGAATCGTGGCTGTATAGAGTGCTAGAGTTTATAGGATTAAGATAGTCTACAATATGGTGTTGTGTCTCTCAAATATTATTCGTAAATTTATATATGATAAATCCTAGAAATATATACCATAGAGCAATTCCACCCTCTACAAAACCACAGGCGAGAGAGTGGATGATGCGTAGATTTAACCTGACTGAGAGTCAGGCAAACAAGTATACACTCAAAAGAGTGAGAGCAATATTTTATTCTCAGATAAATAAAAAAGGAGATGTCTAATGCAAAAGAGACACTACGAAAAAATAGCAGATGCTATCCTAGAGAATGTAAGGCACGAGGGATATAATGATTATAGAATTAATTATTCTAGATTCATGGATACTCTCGTATCTATCTTCGAGAAAGATAATTCTCTATTCAAAAAGAATCTCTTTAGAAAGAGAGCTAATGTTCATAAAACTCATAGGTGTTGCAAATGCTAGAGACAATTAAACATATGCTAGGATTATGTGGAGAGCCACATGGTTTTCTATACAATTCATACGTCTACATATCGCTATTCGTAGCGTGGTTTTTTATACTAGCTAAGAGACTGGAATGGTGGCTAGACGATAGGTTTAGTAGATAAAATACTATGCAGACATTTTTACCATATAAAGACTTTACTCTCTCTGCACAATGCCTAGACTATCGCAGACTAGGTAAGCAGAGAGTAGAAGCTCTACAAATCTTTAACGCTCTGACTGGAGCGTCTACAAAAGATGGTAGAGAGTATAAGGGATGGATAAATCATCCTGCTACTAAGATGTGGGAAGGCTACGAAGAAGCACTGCTGCTCTACAAAAACAAAATGATAGAGGAGTGGATTGTAAGAGGATATAATAATACTATGGAAATGTATGGTATATCCGAGAATGTAGAGATGCCACATTGGCTAGGGGATGAGAGACTTCATGCCTCTCATAGAAGCAATCTACTTAGAAAGGACTTCGAGTTCTACTCTAAGTATGATTGGAGAGAACCAGATAACCTAGAGTATTATTGGATATAGAGGAACTATATATAGTAATACTTTAACATAGAAAGAAAGGAATGTCTATGTGTGGAATCGCAGGATACGCTAAGACACCGAGTGGTCAGACACGCTCTCAGATGAGAACTGTTCGTAAGATATCAAAGTCTCTACTGAACAGTATTGCTGAGAGAGGTAAAGACTCTACGGGTATCGCTATGATATCTGAAAATTCAGAGCCTATAATTCATAAGACTCTGAGAAGTTCAGACGAGCTAGTGAAGTCTAAAGCATATTCTAAAATAGCGAATCAACATCGTGGAGACACGTCTATATGTATGATGCATACTAGATACTCTACGATGGATAGAAAGAATATACGACAATCGGATGCACACCCATTTGCGATAGGTAAGACGATTGGTAGTCATAATGGTATTGTCTATAACTTTGACTCGCTAGACGAAGAGCATAAGGGATTGTACCCAGTAGACTCTCAATATATCTTTCACTATATAGAGCAAGAAGATAATCTTCAATCTGCTCTAGATAAGATATACGGAGACTACGCAATCTCTTGGGTTAAGAATTCTAATAGAGTTCTTAATCTATTACATGAAGGTGGTAGAGACTTGGCTATGGCTTATTGGAAAGAGGCTAGAGTATTATTCTATGCTTCGAGACCAGAGTATCTAAATAAAGCATTAGTTCAGTCTAGAATAAATGCCAAGATATTCGAAGCTAAGCACGATACACATTATGTGTATAATGTGGATAAATTCTCTACACAACAATCAGGATGCGAGAGAACTCTTGTAGACACAAGAGTACTAGAGGCTGAGTATGGATATAGCTATGGTAACTATGGTAACTGCTCAATAGATGGTGGATGGGTGTACGAGGCTGTTGATTGTGTAGAGTGTAATATGAAGGTAGACAAGTTCGATGTAATAGTAGAGGATGGCAAGTATACTTGTTTAGACTGCGAGTTTATAAACAAAGGTCTAGATGAGAAAGCTCTGTATGGACTTGAGTGTTCTTTTTGTAAGGACATAGGAGACGTGCTGCACAGAGACGGCAAAGAGTATATATGTGATACTTGTGTAGAATCTCCAATGCGAGAGGAGGTTGATTATGGATACGAACAATACGGCTTCTTCGATTAAGAAAAAGAGAATGGCTGTAATCGTAGGCATTGACAATCCTATACGCATTAAGTCTAGAGAATATGTCTTAAGAAAGCTATTTGAAAAAGCTAAGAAGAATCCATTTGTAGAGGCTGACAACCTAGACGAGTATATGTTATTTCTAGCTAAAAGAATAGAGGAAGTTAATGGAGAGTATATCGAAGATTTATCCGTAGATAATATGTATAAAACTTTGAAGAGAATTGGATGGTTACGAGAGATATCCTACTCTATGTTCATACTAATTACTGCTAGTCAGTACGCTATATCATGAGGTGTCTATGACAACAGAAGTTAAATGTGCAGAGTGTGATGTAGACATAACAGGGAACTCTGAGCATGACCATGACCTAGAAGTATGTTGTGATTGTATAGAAGAAAGATACGATAGCTGTCAGCACTGCGACCAACTCTTTCCTAAGAGCGACTTAATAGAAGTAGAGGATGAACCAACTTGCGAAGATTGTTTCTCGGAGTATTATGACGAATGTTGTGATTGTGCACAGATAATAACTCAAGACGAGAGTTTTTATTCTGAGAGTGGTGGAGACGCATATTGCGAGGATTGTTACTACGATAGATTTACTAGATGTGAGGGGTGCGACTATGAGATGGAAAGCGACTATGCAAACTACAGCGAGAGTGATGGATGTAGCTATTGCGATGACTGCTATCAGGATACTGATGTAGACCTAGATTCCTATGGAAGCGTAAAAATACATGGTTCAAACTCTTTTGAGAAAAATAAGTTTGCTAGAGCTGTTGGTATAGAGATAGAGGCTTGCAATTCATATTATGATGAGCTAGAGACTAATACATACTATTCTAACTTTGAGATAAAAAATAACTGGAGAATAGTTCATGATGGCAGCATATCTCCAAGTGGAGAAGATGATATTGGTAGAGAGTTTGTAACTAGAGGTGGTCTTAGTGGAGATGAGCTATATCTATCGATTAATAATATTACTAGCATACTTGCAAATCGAGGTTGGTATGTAAACAAGTCTTGTGGTCTCCATGTTCATATAGATGCTAGAGACTTACGTGCGAGACAACTTGCATATATACTAGCAGTTGCCAAACTATGTGAGCCTGTTCTCTATAAAATGGTTCCTCCCTCTAGAAGTAATACTAGATGGGCAAAGCGTATACCTATGTCCATAGAAGATATACTCAGAATACACGACGAAGAAGATTTTATAGACGCATGGTATCGCTCTCATGGAACTAGTCCTAGTATGGAGAAGTACAACGACTCTAGGTATTGTGGAGTCAATATGCACTCCAGAGTAATACATGGCTCGATAGAGTTTAGACATCACTCTGGAACTCTTAACCCTGAAAAGATAATAAATTGGATAGAGATTTGTCAGTCTATTGTTAAGACAGGTCTAGAGTTATACAACCTAGTAGAAAGAAAACAGGTGTCAGGACAGAGTATGTCTCTCTCTAGAGCTAAGCAGCTTATGAAAATGTGGAAACTTATGATGAGTAGAGATGGTAAGGATAGGTACTGCAATATCTACGAGATGGGAGTGATTCTAGATTTACATATACTTGTGAGAGCATATATACATAATAGAATTAGAAAATTCTATGATTCCTCCATCCAAGAGGATTATGATATGATAGGATTTTTTGAGATAAAATCTCCTCATATCGAGACTACTACAAGCATTTAAAATAATAGAAAGAGGTACTACATGAATGATAGCAACTTACATAGAGCTATATCAACTATACTCTCTCAGTATAAAGTGAAAGAGATTAGAAGCGTAAAAATTACTGAGAGCAAAACTCATAATTGGATTATAGAATTTGATACTGATAGAATAACACCGAATGGTAAAAGAATTAGTATCTCGATGCCTGTTACTATAAACTACGTTGATGTAGAATAGTTAGAATAGTATAGTATATCTAGCCGACCACGTACTTACAATATAAGTGAAAATCGGTAGATTGTCAAGTAAAATATAAAGAAAGTGAGGTAGAGTGATGAAAAACTATAAATTACTTGAACTTTTGTTGGAGCATAGAGAGTTGGGACAGAAGGCGATTTACTACACAGAACAGAACAACGAACAAGAGTCTATAAAAGCAGACGATAAAATGCAAGAAATAGAATCTACCATAATGAGTGAACTTGGATTGGAGTTGGATTCTTATGGAAACGTATATAAAGAAAGTGAG